CATAATTATCGCCGGACACCAGAGACTCAAGGCGGCGCAGGCAGCTGGCCTGACCGAGGTGCCGGTGGTCTGGCTCGACATGGACGATGTGTCGGCCAGGGCGTACAACATCGCCGACAACCGCCTAGCGGACGAGGCTTCTTTCGACTTTGAACTGCTGACGAGCTTGCTGGCAGATCTTGATGATGCCGGGGTGGACCTTGCGCTTACTGGGTTTGATGCAGACGAGCTGGAGCAGATGTTGAGCTATAGCGGCGGGGACGCTCGGCAGCAAGCGCCGATAGAGGTTCCCGCGACGCCGGTTACGCAGCCCGGCGACATATGGGCGCTGGGACCCCATCGCATAGCGTGCGGGGACTGCACGGATGCGGCGCTTCTCGAGCGTTTGCTGCGCGGGCAGCTGGCGCAGTGTATCGTCACGTCTCCACCATACGCCGAGCAGAGGAAAACCAGTTACGGTGGCGTACCGGCAAGCGAGTATCCTGCATGGTTCGGCGGCGTAGCGGTGGCTATGCACGGCGTGCTTGACAATGCAGGCTCGTTCTTTGTCAACATCAAGGAACACGTCGAGAACGGGCAGCGCCATCTGTACGTGATGCAGCTGGTCATCGCGATGGTGCAGGCGTACGGTTGGCGCTTTGTAGATGAGCTGATCTGGACAAAGACTGGCCTGCCCGGCGGCTGGCAGAACAGGTTGCGCAACGACTTTGAGCCGGTGTTCTGGTTCGCCAAGAGCGCCGAGTTGGATGTCGTGGCTGCGGAAGTATGCGAGGCCAATGACGGTGACAGTCCGCTTATTGATGAGTTCGGTCGCCTGTTTCATTTCAGCAAACAGCAGAAGATCCGGTGGCGGCCCAGGGCGGTGGGCAGATGGTCTAGCGACGTGCGGGAGTATGCCCGGACCAATGATAAGCAGGGTGCCAGCGGCAATATTGCGGTGAGCGGGCAGGCAAGGTCACGCATAGCGCGGCCCGGCAACGTCTTGCGCATCCAGCCGAATTCGGAGCAGCTTGACCATCCAGCCGTGTATCCCGTGGGTTTGCCTGAGTTTGTCATCAAGCTAACCACAGAGGTCGGGGATGCGGCGTTCGACCCCTTCATGGGTGCCGGCACGACGCTTATGGCTGCTCAGAATACCGGGCGCGTCTGTTATGGCACAGAGCTAATGCCGGGCTATGTTGACCTGGCAGTGGCTCGATGGGAGCGAGCCACCGGGGGAAAGGCCGAGCTGGTGAGGTGACATCCATGGCCAGGAAACGCGGCAGGCCGACTGAATACGACCCAGAGCGGCACCCGTTCCTGGTCATGTGTTTGGCCAGGGAAGGGTTGACCGAGAAAGAGATGGCTCAGAAGCTCGGGATCGGCAAGACCACGCTGACCCGTTGGAAACAGGAGCATCCCGAATTTCGGGCCTCCCTAAATGGCAGCAGGGAGGAAGCCGACCTGAAGGTTGTCGACTCCCTCTACCGCCGGGCCATTGGCTACGAGTTCGAGGAAACCGAGATGGTCGTCACAGCCAAGGACGGGGAGAAGAAGCCCGCCAAGGTAAAGCGCGTCAAGAAGCACGTGGCGCCGGACGTTACCGCCTGCATCTTCTGGCTGAAGAACAGGCGGCCTGCAGAGTGGCGTGACAAGGTCCAGCAGGAAATCTCCGGCCCGGGCGGCGGGCCGATTACGTGGGTTGACCTTGTGAGGTTGGCGAAGTCTGATGAGCCTGACGATTGAGGAGGCTAGGCAGCGGTTGGCATGGGCTCAGGGAGATCCGGCGTGGTGGTGCGAGAACGTTCTGCGTGTCAAACCCTGGAGTAAGCAGGTTGAGATTATGCAATCAGTGCGCGACAATCCGCGCACAGCTGTGCGCTCCTGCCACGGTATTGGCAAGAGCTTCACAGCGGGGCAAATCATACTCTGGTTTCTCAACGCATTCGCCCCGTCCATCGTACTCTCTACGGCTCCCACATGGCGGCAGGTTGAGAAGCTGGTCTGGAAAGAGGTGCGGGCTAGCTATGCGAGAGCGACAGCTATCGATGGCGGATTGGGCGGTGCCCTGCTGCCGGCAAGCCCAGAGCTGCACATAGTCCGCGACCAGTGGTATGCCGCAGGGCTTTCGACCAACGACCCGAACAAATTTCAGGGCTACCACGAGGAACACATCCTGGTCATCGTCGATGAGGCCGCCGGCGTGCCGGAGGACATATTCGAGGCCATTGAGGGAGTGCTCACATCTGAGCATTCCCGTCTGCTTTTGTTGGGCAACCCGACGTCAGTGGGCGGCACCTTCCACAAGGCGTTCAGGTCGCCGGGTTACCACGCCATGCACATCAGCGCGTTCGACGCGCCTAACTTCACAGCGTTTGGTATCACCCAGCAGGACTTCGAAGAGGACACCTGGGAAGTAAGGATCACGGGGCCTCTACCCAACCCGAAGCTCATCACCCCAGCGTGGGCATATGACAAGTTCCTGAAGTGGGGGCCAGACTCGCCAGCCTACCAGGCGCGTGTGTTGGGCAACTTCCCGGAGGCCGGAGACGACACTCTGATTCCTCTCGCCTGGGTGGAGGCTGCACAGGCGCGCTGGCTCGATGTTGAGCCAGGCGAACCTATTGAGATTGGCTGCGACGTCGCGAGATACGGAAGCGATGAGACAGTGATCGCGATCAGGCGCGGCGGTCGTGTGGAGCCGCTGCTGGTCTATGCGCAGAAGGATACGATGGAGACCGCGGGCCTAGTCAAGGCAGCGCACGCCGAGACCAGCGCTACCGCTATCAAGGTGGACGAAATCGGCATCGGCGCCGGCGTGGTGGACAGGCTCAAGGAACTGAAGTGCCCAGCGACCGGTGTCAACGTGGCGAGCGCGCCTGTCGAGCCGGAACGCTTCATGAACCTCCGTGCCGAGCTGTGGTGGAACCTGCGCGAGCGGCTGGATCCGAATCCGCGGGTGAATCCGAATCCGATTGCCTTGCCGCCTGACGATCAGCTACTTGCCGACCTGACCAACGTCAAGTACAAGATCGACAGTCGCGGGCGCATCCAGTTGGAATCCAAGGAAGAGATCAAGAAGCGCCTCGGCCGTTCGCCGGACCGGGGCGATGCTGTTGTACTGGCGTATGCGCCGTCAGTTACACACGATCCTGCGGCGCTGGAAGTGCTGCGCGGTCTCAGAGTCTATGGCAGGTGATGAGTAATGACACGCAAAGCTAGCTGGTGGGGCAGAATCGCCGGCGAGATATCCAAGCTGCGCACAGCAGTCACAGGCTGGTCGATCAGGACCGGTCGCCTCGGCGGGGGTTACAAGCTCGATTCGAGCCGCGTGGACTACGCCCTTGCACGTGAGCTCTATAACAACACTGCCGACAATTACAAGCTCGGCGGCGCGTTCGCGAAGCCGGTGGTCAACACTACTGTGGCGTTCATGGGAGTGCCGCGCTTCCGTTCGGAGGACGAGGCGGCCCAGGAGGTCCTGGACGACTTCTTCGGCGACAACGTGAGCCGCATGCAGCAGGTGCACACCGGTGCGCTTCGTGAAGGCGACGCTTACGTCATGATCACACGCGAGGAAGACGAGGATGCCGATCTGTACCCCGAAACCAACGGGGCGCGTCTGGTGTTCAATATCATCCCGCCTGAGCAGGTTGTGGCGGTCAATCGGGATCCGGTCACGGGATCGGCACGCGAGTATGTCCTGAGGTCGGAGCACACCTGGACGGACGAGTCCGACAACCGGCGCCGGTGCACAGTCACGCAGCGCATACGTCGCGACTCCCGCGTGATCACAGTCGATGGAGACATGCCGCCTGACGTACAGACCGGCGAGCAGCCCAACCCTTGGGGGTTCATCCCCATCGTGCACTTCCGTAACGAGGCGAGCGTGACGGCCGCGTTTGGCAAGTCGGACATCGAGCCGATTGAGCCGTTCATCAAGGCGTACCACGACGTCATGTTGCACGCCATCAACGGCAGCAAGATGCACAGCACGCCGCGGCTGAAGCTGAAGCTCAAGGACGTCAGCGGGTTCCTGCTGCACAACTTCGGGATCAGTGATGTGACCAAGTTTGCCTCGGAAGGAAAGACAATCAACCTCGATGGGCGCGAGCTTCTGATCTTGCAGGACGAGGAGGATGCAGGGTTCATCGAGGTCCAGTCGGCAATCGGCGATGCCGCGGCGCTGCTGAAGTTTCTGTTCTACTGCATTGTTGACGTGAGCGAGACGCCCGAGTTCGCCTTCGGCGTCCACACGCCTAGTTCGCTGAGCTCAGTCAAGGAGCAGATGCCCATCCTGATTCGCAGGGTGGCCCGCAAACGCGAGCACTTCACCGAGCAGTGGCAGATGGTGGCCCGCATGGCCCTGGCCATGACGGCAGCCGGCGAGAACAAGGCATTCGCGACATATGCCACGACAGTCCTCTGGGACGAGATCGACCCGCGCGATGACGGCGAGGTAGCCGATGCGCTGTGGAAGACCGCGCAGGCGCTGAACACCGGAGTGTTGGGCGGGTTCCTGTCGACAGAGGCGGCGGCTATGTTCCTGGCGCGACTTGTCGACACCATGGCCGAGTGGATCTCGGATAATCCAGAGCTCCCCGGAGAACGTGAGCGCATCATCAAGGACCGGATCCTCATGGCGAGGTTGGACGACGCGGCAGCGAACCAGGAGGAGCTGGCGGCCATAGACAGGGCCCTGCGGGAGGCCGACGGTGCGGCCAAGAACGCAGGTGACTGATCATGTCGACCTTCTCCAAGCAACTCTGGCGGAACATCATGAAGATTCGGACGGATAGCGACGAGGAGTTCGTGCGCTACATCCTGGAGGCTAGGAGCGAGTATCTTTCGCTCAGACTCAAGCAGGAGCCGGCTATACGGCAGATCTACGTCGATGCCGCTGCCAATGTGTCCGGAGACCTCGCACGGCTTGCTCCGGGCGCCAGCGACCTGACGCGAAACCATCTTCGGGCGCTGGAGAAGAGCCTGACGCGCGAAGCCGAGAACATCCGGCGGGCCCTGGAAGGCCGGCTAAGGGGCGATCTGCAGCAGGCCACAGGGCTGGGGGGTAGGCCGCTGCAAGCGCATGTGGCGAGCTGCCTGCAGGCAGCGGGTTTATCGCTTGATATGGTTCGCGTCCAGAGGGGCTTCGGCGACGTTAACACGGCGGCCGTGGAAGCCATATGGGCCCGGACCAAGAACGGCATGAGACTTTCCGACCGGATTTGGCAGACCTCGGACAACGCGCGGGAGAGCATCCGAACCATCATCTTGGACGGCGTGGCCCGCGGGCGGGACTGTGTTGAAGTAGCGCGCGACCTTGAGCAGTATGTCAAACACGGCGCGGCAACCATGGCAGGCGACTACCCCGGCATGATGGCCCGTATGGGCAAGCGGGTGCCGAAAGACGTCTGCTATGAGGCGCTTCGGTTGGCGCGCTCCGAGATGTCCATGGCGTTCATGGAAGGGACGTATGCGGCTGGTCGAGTGAATCCGGCATACAAGGGCGTACGCTGGCTTCTGTCAAGTAGTCATCCGGTGCCCGATCAATGCGATGATCTGGCCAGTGCGGACCTTTACGGCCTGGGGCCGGGGGGATACCCGGCGGGCGATGAGCCGCCGTACCCGCACCCCAACTGCGTAATCGCCGGAACGGTCGTCGCCGGCCCGCGAGTCCTAGCGTCTACGACGAGATGGTACCAAGGCGATGTCATCGAGATCAAGACCGCTAGTGGGAACAGGCTGACCGTCACCCCAAATCACCCGATACTGACTCCGGATGGTTGGGTCGCTGCTGGACTCCTGAAAGAAGGCGGCTATGTAGTCAGCGGCGACGGCCGAGATGGGAATAGCCTCGTCGCGGCGCTTTCGGTTGTTTGTCCAGACGATCACCAGGTTCCAGCCCTGATCGAGGATGTAGCGGGTGCGGTCGGCGAATCTAGTGGCGTGACGCCCATAAGCGTGCCAGTTGCCGCCGAAGACTTCCACGGCGACGGGGAAGGCTCCCAGATCTGCGTTATACGGGCCAATGGCTTTCTGGCTAATCATGCGGACACCTTGTGCCGCCAAAAGGGCCTGAAGTCGCAATTCCTGCGGCGACGCATGGAGTTGCTTTCTCTCTCGGGTGCAAGCTCTCATGCAGAGTTCTTCGAAAGACCTAGTGCTGCCTCGTACAGCGGCATGGGCGGCCTGAACGTATCGGCGATACTGTTCGGGGGTTCGCTTGGCGTGTACCAGCTGCTCGGCCTCCCAGAGCGTCCGGCGGCTGACACCGGCTGCGCGCAGGCGGGCAGCGATAACGTTTCGAGACACTCCGTACCTATCAGCAAGCGCCTTCTCGGAGACTCCCGAGAGGTAACTGGCTGCGATTTCATCGATGGGCAGGGGGAGTCTGGCCAGGAGAGCAGCAGACAGCTTGACGGTTCTCAATGCCTCGCTTTCAGCTTTGGTACGCAGGAGCCCGCGATCAACGATGATGTCCTTCAGGCGCTGATACCCGATGCGATATGCGCGCGCGACTGTGTCCAGGCCTTCGCCGGCGCAATACGCCTGGATCGCATTATCGATATCAGCAGGACTAGCGGTTTTCGGGGCCATGTGTATAACCTCCAGACCGCATTGGGCTGGTATGTTGCTAACAACATCGTAACACACAACTGTCTATGCACCGTAGCCCCCCTGGCAGAGGACACGAAGGAGTTTGTGGAGCGGCTGAAGAAATGGCGCGATGACCCGGCAAGCCAACCAGAACTTGAGAAGTGGTATAATGAAGTATACCTGGGACCGAGCGCCCAACAACCACCGCCCCCTCAGGCGGGAGTGGCGGCGCCTGCGCCGACCCAGCCGGCTCAACCGATACCAGCTCGTCAGTCCATCGTATCCGCAGTCTCTTCATTGGCGTCCTCCTGGGCGCTGATCTGTCTGACAAGACGTGAGGCTCAGGCCCGGGTGGCCATGACCAAGGCCGAATGGGATCGGAGCCTGGGCAAACTCGCAGGGAAGAAAGACGCAGAGCTGGACGCGGCGGTGGATGAGCTGAAGCAACGCTTCAGATCAGCGTTCGATGCCGACCTGGAATTCAACAGTGGGTTCGTCAAGAATATGTCCCAGCGCGTCAAGGGCAGCAAGACACGAAAGGCAGTCGCAGAACTGGGCGTAGCCCTGAACCGTATGCCCATCGAGGCAACGCGAGACAATCCATCATTCAGAGCACTCAGGCTGGGGGAGAGCCTTGCAGGGTCGTATGGCGACTTCAGCCCTTCGCTCGGAGCTGTTCGCATAGCGGCTTCGACGTTTGCATCGACGCCGGAATGGGCCCCCGACAGGCTTAGCCACGGTTATGAAACGCTGCTTCACGAGGTGGGCCATGCAGCACACCATGCGCATGATGTGCAGTTCGCCCCCTGGGTGGATGAGATGTGGGATCTTGCTCCTTCGCGCCAAGGGCTGGGCCTATGGGATCTGAAGCAGTACACGCGCGCGACGGGCACAGTCAAGGATCCGCTCGGCATTACGAACTACGGAAGGACCGATCCGCTGGAGGATTTCGCCGATACGTGGAGGCTGCTCTACGTGGAACGGAAGGCGCCGACACGGCAAACCCATGCGGCGGGGTATGAGAACGGCCGGATGGTGTTCGGCGCGCCGCATCGCAGATTCGCCTTTCTGCGAGACCTCATAAAGCAGTTGGACTGGAAGGTGCCAGGTTTATGAGAATACGGTACCAATACAGACGTGATGGACAGGCGCTGAACGCCCTAGTGGAATTCGATCACTCGGGCGTTGGGCGCATCGTGTACGCTGATGACGCGTACATCAAAGACGCCATCGAAACCGCACTCAATTCCGTGCTCACGTACGAGACAGGAGAGTTGCGCGACGGGGCACTGGCTACGGTTCCTGTGCGGGCGGAACCCGGCACTCCAGAACACGCTGATGGCATGGTGAACCCGCGCATCCTCATGGAGAAGGGCATCGGCGTCGTGCAGATTGAGGACTGATACCGAGCCGTGAACAGCGTGCACTATCTCAAGTACGACATGTGGGTCCGGGCCACGTACTGCCTGATGGACTGGGTGGTCGAGTGCGCGGCGGTGTGGGACGAGATGCCCGACTACCGACGAGAGGGCAAGCTCGTCTACTTCGCGCAGCTGGGCTCGAATCTAT